TTATCGTTTGCCATCAATGTAAGCTTCCTTTATCATCTTTATTTCCAAGTAGTTCTTTAAGCATTTCAAGTTTTTCCTCATATGATTCATCTGACATAGGATCATCATATTCAATGTTGTCTTTTGATTCGGCACTCAGAAAGTGTTCAACTGAATTCCAGTAATGAGAAACCATTCCTTCAGCAGGTAGTGTCTTAAAAAGAACTTCGCTCTTATCTATTTCGAATATCTGGTCCAGAGATATCTTGGAAAATACCCATTGCATAAGAGAGATAGAAAGAAATCCACTCTTGCTTCCTTTCAAGTAAAGTATCTTACAAGGATTAATAAGAACTATAGTCTTATCAGTTTCTTGAACTTCCGTTATTAAATCTTCACCACTTTTTAGTCTTAGAAACTGAATCTCTGATTCCATTGTTTTTATCCTTTTAACTCAATCTTATAAATTTTGAAGTTGAACTTCTCTTCCGTATATACTTTAAGACGTTCCGCGAAATGCTTTAAAGTATAGTTCTCATGTTTCTTGTATCGCATGTCATCTGCGATATCGAACAACTGCGCTGATTCTTTTGTATCAGACTTTCTAAGTCCACGGCCGATAGACTGTAGATTTCTTATCCGAGACTTAGACGGGCTAGCAAATATAATGTTATGAAGATTTCTAATATTGATTCCAGTGCTAAAAGTACCAAAACTAGCCACAATAATAGCGTTTGTTTCCGACTCAACGATCTTACGAACTTCTTCACGTATGTCAACATCTGTTTCACCACTTACGAAGAATACCTTTCTATCTGATCCAACTTTCTCGGAGATAAGATTATGGAGTATTCTTCCGTGCTTGTCAACGTACTGGAATAAGACGAGGGTATTTCCGTCGAGGGATACCGCAAGATTGCTAATGAACCTGTTACGGGACTCATTAAGTACCAAGTATTCAATTTCTTGCTGATAGGTGAAAGTCTTACTTGCCTGACAGATTGATTCACCATGTCTGAGAAGAAGGCACTTGATGTTGAACTCAGCCAGGTGTTTAGCATCCATAAGCTCTTTTGTGGTAATAACTTTTCTGACCGATCCAAAAAGGCCTTCAAGTACCAAGCGATGGGTCTTTGTACCGTCAAGGGTTCCAGTCGTTCCGATTCTGTATTTTGCATTTGAGAGTCCTGTCATAATATCTGTTAGAGACTTGGCCTTAAACTGATGAGCTTCGTCACCGATTACAAAATCAAATTGTGCGAACCATCGTTTTGGCATCTTGTACAAAGACTGCCAAGTAGAGATGGTCAGGAACTTGTCTGTATCCTTGTCCTGACCCTGATAAACTTTATGTACGTTTGCAGCAACGTCCCAACCATTCGTTTCACTATACTCTTTAAAGTCGCCTGCTAATTGTTCCACCAAAGAAACAGTAGGAACAATAATAAGACCTCTCTTCAACCCTCTATGTTTGAGAAAACGAGATAGAAGATAAATAATAAGAGACTTACCACTTGCAGTGGGGCTAAGAAGTAAAGACCTTCGTGTACGAATTGCGTGAACAAATGCATCCAACTGATAATCTCTTGGAGCATGTTTCGGCCTTAGTTTCTCTACAAATTCTTTTGCTTCCGCTAATGAAAACTCTTCATCAAAGTCCTCATTTTCATAATCCCATTCGTAGTTTCTTTCCTCACAAAACTTAGCTATATACGGCACTAGACCGCGATAGAGTTGTTTCGTTCGGATATCGAATAAACGTATCTTTCCATCCCAGAGTCGAGCTTTGTATTGAGGAGTAAATTGATACCCTGGCACCTGGAATGTAAAGTTTTCACGAAGCTCATATGCTACACCATCTTCACAGACAATGCCAACATAAGCCTCGTTCACGTTTCTAATAATAATTTTACTGTCCACCTATAAACTTTTCCCAATCCATGAATGACTTAAGCTGCCATGTCCTGTTATTAAGTTCTTTCAGGACACTTTTACAGAAGTCTACAATCTCTTCATGCATAACTTTTTTCAGTAGTGTGTTATTTAGTTCAGTATCAGAATCGAGATAGTGCTGTAAATCCGCTCTGAGTACCTTCTTCATCATCGGTTCTAGACCATACCTTTCAAGGTCTTCTGGATTGTTTAGATCACCAGAATAGTATTCCCACTTGATCTTACGCCGTGAATTATAATCGGCTTGTAATTTTTTAGCTAAAAGATTGTGATGTGTAAGGATACGCAAATACTTGGCGTGAAGCTTTGATATGTTTGCCATGGCTTTCTGTGGTTCAGTTTCATCAAAAGAAACATCTTTGATCCACTCTTCCATAAGCAGTTCTATATTCACTGGCGGTTTCATTCTATCTCCATTACAAAAAATGTATATTACTATACTACACTTTTAGGTAAATGTCAATTACAATCTTTCAATATCGAAATAATCGTATCTGATACCAAGATCGGCTGTGATAGTATTATCAGCAGAATCAGCCGTATTGAATGTTATACCGCTAAGACTTACAGGATGACAGTCTTTAAATTTGAAACGAAGATTAGGCAAATTGGAATTTGTATTGATTGTCAGAATACCATCGTAGTAGATAGACGCTTTAGAATCAAAGTGTTTAATATACTCTTCATGTTTGGTTGGACGAGCCACACCTCTGAGCCAGTTGTATGTTTCTTGCCATGCTCTTAGGTCTTCATCAACAATAAAAGTAATTCTAAGCTCTTCATATGTTAGCTTAACACCATGTCGAAACGTATCCGAAAATGGACTTGGTACCGATACAGCACCAGTTGATACTCCCGGCATAACAACAGACTGACAAAAGTATTTGGCAAATGGAAGATTAGGCACAGTGAATGTATACTTAGTTGCTTGGAGCAAACTTGTATTTTCTGGAGTCTTAGTGATGAATGATTCTGTTGTCATTTGATACCTCTGGTAATATTTATATAAACAAAAAGGGCGGTGTTGCCACCGCCCAAGTTGTTACTGCGTCTCTTCTTATTATTAGGTAAGATTGCGAACGCGGAAGATACGGTAGTACTGGTTAGAGCGTACTGTATCTGTAATTGAGTCACTAAGGTCTGAAAGCTGTGTTAGACCCTTAGCAAATGGGTTAGCTACCATTCCGTAACGTGTCTTGAAACCAATCTTTGGCTGGAAGGTATCCTGACCGATAGCGCGAACCATCTGAAGAGGTACGTATGGGCAGTAGAATAGACCAGCGTCATAAGGTGAAGTACCCTTATAACCAACTGTACATAGTTCGTCACCGTTTGATGAACCACCGAAGTATGGGTCGATATAGACCTTAACGCGGCCGTGCATTGTACCAGCGAATGTGTTGCCAGTATCGTCAACTGTTAGGTTAACGTTTAGAGCAGGTGTGTAATCAAGAACACCAGCCATAGCAAGAGCAGAAGCAACGTCTGAAGAAACGATAAGGATATTACCCTTACCACGTCTTGTTGCCTTTGAGATTGCATTGCATTCACGTTCAATCTGGAATACAAGACCCTTGAACTTTTCAACTGACCAACGGCCGTTTGAGTCTGTGTCAAGATCGAATGTACCGGCGGTTGTTACACCGTAAGCAGCGCCAACAACGGCTGAACGGTAAACAGTTCTTACAACTTCGCGGTTGATTTCAGCGAGAATTTCTGTTGAAAGAATGTTTGCAAGTTCTGTCTCAGCGTCTAGACCGTGAACAGCCTTAAGATCCTGAGCAAGTTCCATTGTGTATTCTGCCTTTAGCGCACGGCTACGAGCAGTTACAGTTACCTTTTCAATGCTGAAGTTCATTTCAGCAAAACCATTATCAGAAGAATCACCAAGAGCTTCAGCCTGTGATGTTGACATACCCTTACCAGTTGTGTAAATGTCATTATTTAATGTGTTAGAAACTGGGTTTGAACCAGTATGTGAACCAACACTTGTTAGGTTGCCAGCGGCATTCTGTGAAGTGAAGCTTGTTAGAACTTCATCGAAGAATGTTTCGTTGTCGCCAGTACGTGTATTACCACGGCGTGAGCGCATAGCAAAGATTAGTCCTGTTGGACCGGTCATTGGCTGAACGCCTGCGATGTCATAAGCCATTAGGTTTGGAAGAGCGCGACGAACCAAGCTGATTAGGATTGGATCGTAACCTGCAACTGGACCAGCAGCAGAAGCGCCGCCGCCAAAACCACCTGCAGTGTAGTTGGTTGGTGCTGATTCGTTAAGCATACGACCTTCTTCAGCCATAGCCTTTTCCTGGTTTTCTAGGACAAGAGCTGTAACTGCACGACGGTAAGAATCCTTGATTGGATTTGCGCCGGCGTGGTCAAGCACTGGTGCCCACTTCTGTTCTAATTGTTCTGTAAGATACATTTTAGTATTCTCCTTTAAAGTCTTACTTTTCTAATATTTATAATTCCGTTATCTTGGTGCTGTCTTACCAAGTGATCTAACATAAGCAGCCATTGGACCGTTTAGTTCTTCTGAGATCATACCTTTACCATCTGTTGATGATTCAGCAGCATCTAGAACCTTGTCGGACTTAACTGATGATGAGAAATAATTTTCCTTAAGAATAGAAACCTTCTGAGCATATTCGTTTGCATCAGCGTACTCAATTCCTTCAGCAAGAGATTTTAACTTCTCTGCCTGTGTATCTGTCAATCCATCACAAGCATTAAGTAAAATTTCATTAGACTTAGATTCGTTGAGCATCTTGCTTAGAGCAACACTACGCTCAA